ACCATTATCTTCTTCCTCCTGGATGTATGTCTAATCTAAATGTACCAAGTTTCCAGTCCTCTGATGCAGCAGTATTTGCAATCTTCATAGAAATAGATCTTGCTCTTAATCTTGTGTCTACTTTTGTAGTAGTATTACTTGTTGAATAATTTGTTGTTGTTCCAGAACTATTTGGATAATTTTTAGTCACAAAGCTAACTTGTGTGTTTCCTGTTTGAGTAATAAAATCAGGTAAAAATCTGCTTATTCTCATAATATATTCTCCGTCTCCTCTTAAGTCGGGCATTCCTACAACACTCCCTGTAGAGCTTTTCTTCTGAGTAATATCAAAATCCCCTGAAGTAATGGTCCCAATGACAGCTGTAACTGTACCACCAGCTACAATTTGATCGGTCCCTGTTTCGTGGGTATAGTATATCGTACTTCCGTCTGTATTACCAGTAACATCGAAAGACGCATCATCACTCTCATTATAATAAGTTGCATGAGGTTTTGAAAATACTGCGGAATCCACCCAAGCTGTCCTTGCTAGGGTACCTGTAGTCCAAATAGGGCGTTTAAGTGTAGAGTCTAAATAGTTATAGGTTACAACTCTATTCACAACATCTGATGCAGATGTGCAATAAAACCAGCTTATTTCACCGAATAGATTATTTAAACCTGCATTAACCAGATCTCTCGCGACTGAGTTAAGGTCGTCAAAAACAGCGTCCTCTACTAAACATGGTAATGATTTTAATTGACCATCATATTGAAAAAATCCATTTTCTGACATCCAATAAGCTGTACCATCAACCTCAATATTAGCATTCTTTCCTAATAATCCACAGTTAGTCCCTACCTGTTCAAATGAGAAGGTGAAAGGTTGGCCTACGAATTTCATCAGGAATAATGCTGTGTCTGTCCATACATAAATAGCATCCCTACCTTTGATAGCTCCCATAATCTTAGAGCCATCAGCGAGCCTTTGTGTACCTGCTGTGTTATTTGCTTTAACGGTGTATGAATCCGATGCATCAATACTTTCTTGAGAAGAGAATCTTATAAACATATCATCTTGTGTTAATTGATCTCCAACAGTGGTTTCTGTTCCAAAGAAAACTAAGTGTCTGTCCGGAGTAGATACTAACACATGTCTAGATTTTGTAGGTGCATTTGGTATAATAGCTGCTCTTGTTGCTGTCGATCCCCCGCTTCCTGCATCCCACGAAAAACATGCTCCGTTATAAATTAATGCAATTAATTTTGTTCCATAGTTATCTAATATCCACATCCCTGGATCAATTGTATAGTCAGCAGAAGACGGATCACCCCAGGCAACGTACCCGGATATATTAGTAACAGTGTCTCCTGAACTATGACCTGCTTTAGTTGTACCATTTACTTCTCTAGCACCTCCGCTTAATATATTGGTAGTGGTATTATTATTTGTATAACTTATATCTTCTGAGCCAATTCTAATTTCTCCAGTTGCAGGAAAGGCAGAAGAGTTATTTAAAGGAATATCAGTTACAGTGTCATTAATAGTAGAAGCCAAAGTATTTGTAGAAGCACCTAAAGCTACACCACCCCATAATGATGTTCCCCAACCGTAGCCTCCTAACTGTAAAGCTGGTCCTACATTATAATAACAAAGAATAGACGTCGAGCCTGCATTAGTCATGGGACTACTGCCTTCAGCTGTGTCCATTGTAATTGTAAAAGTTGTTGTAGTAGTAACAGAAGTTACCATAAATTTTTCATCTTCAAACGTGGCATCACTATAGGCTGATGTTCCAGGTATACTACTTACACTGTCAAACATAACTATATCATTTTCTACTAATCCGTGAGCCCCGGTACATGTAATAGTGACAACTTTTGAAGAAGCACTACTAGTAAAATCCGCCCCTGTTAATGTTGCTCTAATAGGGTGGATATCATAATAGGTCCCACCTGAATAAACATATAAAATTCTGTTTGTTCCTAAAGCTGAGTATTTAATCCCAGCATTATTATCCCAGTGGTGAATAGCTCTGCATGCACCAGTAAGTTTTGATTGACCGTTTTGTTGCCAGCCACCTATTTTCTCTGGTGTACCGTATCTAAACCTTACATTATCGCCATCATACCATTGCCCTTCAGCTCCAGTTTCTGTGACTTGTTTGTTAAATCCGGGGATAAAACCTAATTTTTGTAGCATATAAAAACCTGTTTATTATGACTTATATCAGATTGTAGGGGATTTCAATAGATTAAAGCAGAGGGATTCTGTGGTGGATCCTCCCCCTGCAAGCCTAGTGTATAGACTATTTTTTAGGTAATGTAAAGCCTTTAAACCACCCCGGTAAACCTATAAAAGGTCTTTTATCAAATGCATTTTCTTTAGCATTTTTTGATCCTGATTTATTGTAATGTAAAAATACTTGTGCACAATCTTTCCCTGTAAATTCTTCTCGCCAATGTTCTAAATCACATCCAGAATATATAAGCATATCTCCTGGATCTAATGTAATTTTAATACCAGCTTGACCTTGTTTACCTGTTGGATCTAAATAGATTGGCCACGGATCACCACCTAGATTTAAAGTAGTTGATATTTCACATGAATATCTATCTTTATGTCTAGCTAGTATATCTCCTTTTTTATATATTCTTGCATAAGAATAAGTTTCACTTAATTTTAATTTTGTATGTTTCTCCATTACAGGTTTTACTTTTTGTAATAAAGTTTCCATTACTAAATCTCCATAATGAGAATAAGTATTAGGTACCTGCTCATCATTCCATACCCCCCAGTACTCTGTAAATGGTGATATATATTTTTGATCAAATAAAAACCTAGCCACCCTTCTTTTATTAAGAAAATAATCATAAGAAAAATCTGCTATTTCTTTTGATATAGCTCCTTTTAATACTGTATATTTATTATTTTTGAACGACATTTAATCCTCCTTATATATTATATTTATTACCATTCTGTTATTACAATCCGTTGAATTTGTTCCAAAATGAAAAGCGTGAGAGGGAAAAAAAACAGCTTTATTTGCTTTAGATTTTATTTTTTTATTTTTTATTTTAGTATAGCCGTTATTAGTGTTAAGATAATATATCATACTCGTACATTGTAATTCTTTGAAAGCATCTTGATGTTCACTAAATTCTATTAGCTTGTCACTAATAGGGTTTAAATTAGCTTTAACTTTTTTTAAAGTTTTAAGTTTTAATTTTTCAAGTAAAGATTGTAAAATAGTAAAATAACTAGAATTAATTTTATTATTTTCAAAAAAAACATGAGTAAATTGATAGTGAAATAATTTATCAGATACTTCTTTAACTTTATAATTATTATAATACCAGGGAAAATATTCACTCGTAAAGGCACTGTATAAAGCATTATAATTCGAAGGAGATAAAAAATTTTCTACAACTTTAGGTGACATTTAATACTCCTTTTGGTATAGCTTGGCAGTTAAAATGTATAAACCTGAATGGGTCATACCCCATATCAACTGTGTATTGATGAGGCATATAAGATGGGAAAAATATTAGTCTTCCTGGTATAGCTTTATAATGTATTTGTGTTGATGCGTAGGTTATTTTTGATTTATCTTTTTCAGGTAAAAGATTCATTATGTTACCAGCTCTTGGATCTTCAAACAATGGCATCGATGTTTTTTCACTGGCTTTTAAAAAATAAAAACCTGATATATGTCCGTTCCAATGAGTGTGTAATGTATGGTGTCCACCACCTTTTTTTGCAAATTCTTGTACCCATAATTCTGTAGTAAACAATTGATGATTAGACATATCAAAACCCATCTCATTTAATAAGTTATGTGATGTTGCACCTATATAATCTTGTATCTCTTTAAAAGAAGGATTACCTATTAACGACGTAGAATGAAAAACATTTCCCATGTCTCCTTTATCACCAAATTTTTTATTTCTTTTATCTATTGTTTCTTTTAAATTTTTCTTAGACTCTTCTATGTATTTATCTGATGCTTTATTTAAGTCTTTAACAAATTCTGGTGCATCTGCAAACCAAATAGGACATTTAAAATATTCTTCTAATCCTAATTGTTTAGGAAAAGATTTCGCACTCCCGCACGATATCTCATCTAATTTTTTTCTTGTCTTTTGTTTTCTAGCTTTTTTCTTTTTCATATTCTCCTTTATTTATATGGCCACCCTAAATTCCAGATAACCAGGCTATGTCTAGACCCTTTTTTAACTGGACATACTCTATGCCAAACAAAACCAGGGAATACTACCAAGGATCCTTTAGGTAATATTTCTGTACATTTTTTAATATTAGGTTTTTTATCAGGATCTTTATTTCTAAAATCAAATTCTAATTCACCACCTTTATAATCTTTTGGGTCTGATAAAGTAACTGTGACAGATAGTTTTCTAATCTTACCGTTTGATGGGTCACCTTCTTGTCTTTGGTAAGATTGATCCCAACCATCACAATGCCAATCATAAAACTGACCTTTTTCATATTTTGTAAATTGACAGGCTTCTGAATAATCCCATTGAAAATTCCAACCTGCGTTTGCATTTGCTTGACGAACATAAGGTTGTATTTCTTTATAAATCCATCTATCACTCATCCAAACAATATCTGAATCTCTTTTTGTTTTTAAATCTTTAACTTGTTTTTGATTTAATTTTTTTCCATCACCATAACCACCAGTCACTGCCATTTGATCTTGTAACGATTTTCCATAACGTACAATGTCATCACAAATACGTGAAGGAATTACGGATTGAAAATACCAATAATAGTTTGTAAGGTTCATATGTCTTTATACATATGTTTTATCTTAATTTAAATAGAGAGTAAAGAGAAATTAAAAGAATTGATCTAGATCAATTATGAGATTGTCAACGTTCCAGAAACTGTAAAGGTAGCTATCTTATCTGTTGATGGGCC